AGCCTTGAGGCCATCTCATAGAACATTCGGATGAAGTCTCGGTGATTGCCAGCGCCGGTGAAATCCATCACCTGGCGGAAGCCTTCAGCAAGTTTCGGGTTGTCTTTGGATATCAGGTCGATACCCTTGGCGATTGTCTGAGTCACATGACTCAATCTCGGCCCTAGAAATGGATCGGCCTTGACTTCCTTAACCCAGCTCTGTTGTGTTGTGCGCCAAACATCATATGGAGCGTTAACGGCTTCGTTGGTCTTTGCGACGTAGAAATCGACCAGCTTTTGAGCTTCAGCCTGTGGCAGGTTCATCCCTTTGAACATTGCACCAGCTTCTTTAGCTGTTTCTTCATCGAGGATATAGCCTTCAGGAACATTGAAAGCTTCATAGGTCTCTGGCGCACCAGCAGCCGGTGCTGGAGCCGTCTGATTAGCAAGAGACTTCTGATCCTGATTGATAAGCGTCTTGTCATCTGTCGGTGTAGAGGTCTCCAGCGGCGTCGTCGATGTCTGCGGAGTCGTCGCCTCCGGCACCGTCGTCTGACCCTGGTTCGCTATTGACCCGTCCGCCGTCCTCTCGACTGAGGCGGGCGTCGATGGCTGATTGTCTGGCATTGCGTTCTCCCATCATCTGAACGTAAGTTTCTGGACACGCTGACATAATGTCATTAAGTAAAAGTATTCCAACTTCTCGTTGACCTTCCATAAATGCCATTCGATGAGCAATGTCTGCATACGAAGTCTGGAAGCAATGACAGTGTTCCAGGAGTTCACACATCCATTTACGGCCCGGCGCAACTGACATAATTCCAGAGATGACTTCACGGCGCTGAGTCTCCTCCAACTTCGCTTGTTTCTCCAGCGCTCTCACATCCTTCCGATTCCCGGCGTCGTAGGGCATCCCAACCATCCTCTACTAGTGCGTCGATAACAATAGCGTGAAGAAGCTGTTGCGCTGTGACATTGTGTCGATCCCGCAATTGTTGAAACGCACTCCATTCACCCTCGCTCAATCTAACTGCGATTACGTGGCTCATGGCCCAGCACCACCGCCCATCATTGATTCTAGAGCATTGCGGCCGCCGCCGACATCGGTTTCAGACAGCGTCTTAGCGCCAGCTGCCAGCTTGGCTGCTCGTTCAGCTGCCATTTGCTGTTCTTGCTCTTGCTGTTGCGCCTGGCGCTGTTGACGGATTTGCTGGAGCTGTGCTGGCGATCGGATCATGCGTGGGTTGTTATTCATCAAATTCGAATAAATCTGGACGGTTGTGTCGAGGTCGAGATTGTCCATTACGGACGGATCAACTCCAACGAGTCCGCCAACAAGTTGGAGCGTACGTTCGATTCCGCTAGTAGCAGCAGCTTGTTGAGCTTGGCTAAGCATGCTGACATATTCGATGTCGATGTTAGCTCCTTGAATCTCAGCTGGGGGTGGCGGCAAAACTCCGGCCCTAGACATAATTGCGAAGGTTCGTTCGATAGCAGGAGACAGCAGCTCATGTTCGATCCTCTCCAACACAGGGCCAAGCATGATTAACGCTTCGCTACGCCTAGCATCGATTTCAGTTGCGCTGACATTCGATCTAGTCTGAAACTGCGAAATAACCTGAAACAGATCATTATAAAAAGTCCTTCTGATCCTATCTCTAACCTCATTCAAGTCTTCCGAAATCTCAGATATTCCTGGTCTCCAGTTGCCGTAAACTGGAGCAAATCCTGCATTGTTGGCCTGCATCATCCCAGCTACATAAGTGGTTCCACCAGGTAGCAGACTGGCCGGTTGATTTTTAAGCTGTACATCAGCAACCATCGGTGGGTTAACAGTCTTATCGATGGCTTGAGCTTTGCGTCTAACTTGCTGCTGGAGCTGTTTAATATCTGGCAGAGCATCCATTCCGGGAGATCTTCCGTATGCATCGTTAGAGACAAGGTCCCACCTAACAATGGTAGAAGGACATTCATTAAAACCACGCTTGCGCAGGAAGCCCGGTGCATACGATATTCCTCCTTGTGGGCTTGCGCTGCCACCCCACTCCCAATAAACTTCACGGAACTTAAAATGTCGTGGTATGCCGAACTTATCTGGTTTGTCATTCGGCTCAATTGCGTGGGCAACAATGATTTCTCTGGTTAAGCCAGCTTTACCTTCATCATACAGCATCTGGACTTGCTTAGAAGTGTTCTCATATCCAAACTGATCTACCACTTGTGCTGAGGTCATAGTGAACTCACGGAAGAAGATTCTTGGTTCATATCTGCCATCATTATCAACATAGAACTCACCAAAGCATGGATTATAGCAATGGATCACATTATCGAAATCTTCGTATATAAGCATTACTGCGGTGCCAAATACTACCAGATCGAAGTACACAATCGCTATTGAATTGTAGAAATTGGATTCTTGAAACACGAGCATCATCAATCTCTCGCATTCGGAAAGCCACAAAGATGTGGGCGATGTTTGCGTAGAATCGATCCGACCAATTTTCAACCGGAACCACGGCCGGGTCGGTGATGAGATACCAGACATCATCCCGCTCGCTAAGTTGCGTGCAGCCAGAGTACCAGTTGAATCCAGGATGTGTTGATTGATCGGTGAACCTCTCGTCATTTGATTTGGAGTGATAAGCCATTTATATCTCCGAGGAAGGATAAAGTCGGCTAATTCACGAGCATGAACCCACCAGCTATATCTATTCACTCTTAAACCAAGTAAGCGCTCATTCACGTGTCGGTGCAGCTCGAGGTCTTCGTCGCTCACGAACCGATCGGATACCTTACTTAGCATCACCTCGGCCATTAGCGCCGCCTATGTCCTCGTGTTGGAAGCAGTTTAGCTGGTTTACCTGTCCTGAATGAGCTTTGATCCTGTGGTTGTATAAGCTGACCTCGATCGTGCATGTCCATCGCTGCCATCAGCATGTGCTGTGGCTCTGGGTTGAATTGGCCGCCAGACGCAGCTTGGAGCATCTGCGCTGTCTGAGGGTCGATCTGCGGGACTGTTGGCATCACTGCGCCTCTGCTTCTTGGCCAAAGGTATGCTGCTGACCATTCGGATCGGTTGCTTGAATACTCTGGCCATTGATGTCAGCCTGCCAACCAAATTGCTTAAACAGCTTCTTCAGATCGATAGCTGACATCTTGCCTTGAGCGAATTGAGCTGTAGCGTCAGTTAGTTGGGCATGGTGCTGTGAAATCACGTCTGCTGGCGCAGCACCGGTGACACCTTCAATACGGCCAGCAGGTGTTATTCCGCCTCGTGCTGACAGCGCCCTAGATGCTCCAGCGAGCTGCTCGGCTTCAGCGATACCTGGCTCCTCAAGCTCTGGTCTGCCTCGGCGAACGTCCATAGCTAGTTGTTCGCCTCGCTTGCGCATTCGGCCCGTAGACCAGCCCCTAGTCGGATAATCGAACTGCCCGTTTGTGTTGATAGCCATGTTATTGTCCAAGTGCCCGCTTTTGCCCTAGCTGGCCAGCTGTAGCGGCTGCGCCGAGCAGTGATGTGGCGGTGATACCTGCTCTAGCTCTTTGAGCTGCTGCTGGTGTTGCTGGCGCCACTAATTGTGGTGGCGTTGGCGCTTGCTGCGCTGGTGCCGCCGGTGGTGCTGGAGGAGGCGGTATTGGTGCTACTGCTGGCGCTGCTGCTGCGGTTGGAATCGGATTTAGCGGCGACCCAGGTGGGTTAGCGCCAGCACCAGGAGGAGTGAATGCCCTTGCGATAAAGCTCATGCTACCCTCCGATCTTCAAGCTCTAGATCGACCACATCACCATAGATGTTCTTTATATCGAATGGATTATACTCTGATTGGACTAAAGGCTTCCCCAGACCCTCTCTGCCTGCGCCCTGGTGTGCGGCGACTGGCATGGCGAATGTCAAGGCGAGAGCATCAGCGAGATCTGGGGAATCCAGGCCACGGCGCATCATGTCTTCTTTCTTTTCAAGCTGAATTTCATTTTTAATAGTGTATGTGTAAGTCGGGCCCACCAGCTGGGCTTTAAGATCAGCATCCGCAGGAATTGCTCCGTGCTTGAGCCAGGCTCGCAGCATACCCCACATTTCGGCACGCTTGTTCGCATAGCGCTCACCTTCTACTCCAACAGTGAATCCATAGCCTTCGGCTCTTGATCCGAAATTGATGTCAAACACATGAATATGCAGCGCTCGAAGCTGGTCGACAACGCCGCCACCAACTCCGCCGCCATCAACAAAGATTCCATCGACTCTGTATCTATGGAATGCCTCGCTAACCTTTCCAGCAAGTTCGACAGTGCTTGCGCCTCGTAGGCGAATTGGAGGAATAGTTCGTGCATCTCGTCCTTTGCGGAACCAGATGACGGATTCATTGGCTCCGTACCTGGCAACGTCAACTCCTATAACCATGGCATCACGAGTATCCGAGGTTGCTTCCGCCGCACACGCTGTATCGACGGTTTCCGACGAAATGAACTCCATCTCGCCAGTCCTTGGGAAAACCCCTTTGACACGAATGCGTACGAAGTCCGAGTCCTCGCCGTATGCACCGATCCATGACTGGAGTTGGTCTTTATTCGTGAGCGAGACTTCCCTCGAATCAACTTGTTTAGACTTCCAAGCTCTAGCGTGCCGTTGCCCCGGAAAGCATTCACGGAATCGGCCGGTGTTGCGTGTTGGGTTCCCAAATACGCACCAGATAATTTCTGTGTTGGCATCCGTAAGTGCGCCCTCGGTAGTTTCCCAGATAATGTCTGGTATAGCTGACGCTTCGTCAAATACCACCAATATTCTTCGCTCTTTATTATGCAATCCTGCGAAAGCTTCTGTGTTGCGTTCGGACCAAGGTACCATGTCGATTCGCCAAGTTCTTTCATGTGCTGAATCCTTGCAGAATAGTGCTGTTGCAGTCAGCACGAAGAATTCCTTAGCCAAGAACATATGGAACCACTTACCCAGCTCGGCCCAGGTTTTGGTCTTCAATTGGGTTTCTGTGTTGGCCGTGACAACTCCACGAGTATCGGGCTTAGTGGAGATGGCCCAAAGGATGATCCAGCTGACAAGTGCTGTTTTGCCAATGCCATGGCCAGAAGCGACAGCAAGTTGTATTGCTCTGTTGATATCAACAAGGCCGTTCTTGACATTATCTAAGATTTCCTTCTGCCACGGTTCTGGTCCATTCGGGAAGTCCTTCAGCCGACCGTTGGTCTCACCCCATGGAAACGCACCCATCACAAACGCAAACGGATCCTGCGAAACAGAGGCTAACCACTCAAGGAGTTGTGAGTTCATTGCACATTCCAGTTAAATGCGCTCCAGTCAAATTTTGGTGTTGGTATCGGCTCGTCCTCCCACATATGCATCTTCGGAATCGGTTTGTCGACTCCGTTTGGTTGTCCAGCATCCTCTGGAATAGCTTCGTGCCGAGCACGTGATCTGGCTGCTCTTCCAGCGAATGTTGGCTCTGGGCCGCCCTCAACACGAGCACCCCACATGCCAGTAAACCCGGCCGAGGTTACGTTGTCGACAGAGCCGAATTTAGCCTTCTGACTGTCAGGGATGTTGCCCCAAATGGCTTTTTTGGCCATTGCGTCACTGGAATAGTACCTGCGGACATTCTTCCATGCTGTGCCTTCCGGATTGGCTAAATGTGCGTCATATCCAGCTGGGCCTTGCTGATGGACACCATAAATGTCAGCTGGAGTTGCAGCACGATTATGTTTTTGCTCAAATTGAAGTTTTTCCCTAGCGATCTTGTTCGTGCCGGCCATTATATTCTGTTCAGGGTCATAGATCGAGCCTGTGCCGCCTCCACCCTTAAACTCTCGGTCACTAAGCTGGAGTAGACCCTTGTACGAGCCTGTACGGTTGTTTGGATCACCTCCGGACTCGATAT